CGCGCCGGTGACGGTTTACCGCGAGCTGCGCCGCATGGCAGACAGCGACACCGCGCACGGCCTCAGCGTTGAGTTTGCGGCCGCGCATGACGCCGCCGACGCGGGAGACTGGGCAGGATACGTTAACGCACAGGGCGGGCCGTTCGTGCGCCGTGACGAGCTGGCCGTGCGCACCTGGTATCAGGCCAGCGATGACGTGAACGAGTACGGCGAGGAAACCGTGCGCATCAAGGGCGTTTACGCTACGGAAGTGGGCGAAGATACACCGATCCTCACCCGTCTGGCGCAATGGAAAATTGTGCCGAAACGTGCCGTTGATTTGGGTTTTGAATTTAAGGACGCGTCCGCGTCCTCTCGGAGTTCTGTCAATAACTGTACGGGAGGTTTGAGATCTGAGGATTCGAACCCGCCAGAAAGTTTCGACAATATCGACCTGGACGGCATGAGCAGACGAGAAAGACGACAGCTGCTGAGCCGGATAAGGGCGCAGGAGCCAGAAAAGCGGCACCTGCAGCTGAGGCGGTCGGACAAAATCGAGGCCGCGTGCGACAACGTGATAGGCCAGGTGAAGGATCTATGCGGTGAAACCATCAGTCGCGGGCTGGCCGTGCGCCTGATTGGCGGTACGCAGACCAAAATCGGCGGGCGCCTGTTCCGCAGCTCGGCTTATGGCGATCTGTTCCGGCCGAAAGTTGAGGCCGATAAGGCAGGAATATTAGAAAGGTTTAACAGACTGGCTGAATTGGCCAGGTCTAACAAAGCCTGATTGCAGGGCCGTTTTGGTAAAGACTGACCAAAAAATGATATAGGTGCGGTTTCAAGCGATAGAGGTGAGTCGCGAATAAAACACATCTATATCAGGTAGATAAAAAGTGCCTTTTAGTGAGACATTTTTCTTTCGAAGATTCTTGAGCCTATGCTACTGTATAAATAGACAGTATATTTATTGGGGAGGGCGCATGGATAACGTATTGAAAGAGCGGGTAATGCTTGAGCGGGTAGAGCTGATAGCGAGGCTTACATCAGAAGGGATCTGCAGAGAGCGCGATAGGGTGATTGCTTTGAATCTCATTGCTGAGATAGCGCGTAACACCTCGATCACCAACAAGCAGTTTTCGGTCGTGTTTTCGGCTGTGCCGTTTGAAGAATAACGAGCGAGGTTACGTCCGTATGCGAATAGAAATCCTCCTCGATAAAAATCAAAAGATAAGCCAGCCAGTTATAGATGCTTTTGATGCCGAGGTTAGCCGCCGCGTTTGCGCTCTTTTCCCCGACGCCGAGGTGCAGGTGCGCCAGGGTGATCATACAAGAATAGAAATGCCGGGCTTAAAGCTCGATGAGGACAGAAGCCGCGTGAACGAGCTGCTGCAGAACGTGTGGGAAGATGAGAGCTGGCTGATCGAGGTAACTCTGCCAACGTCAAGAGCTTGATTTTGGCGGCGGCGGAGTTGAACAACGAGCATTGCGAGGCGTTAGGCTATGGCTAAGAGTGCAGACAAATTCAAAATCGTGCATCGTGGCGAGTCGCTAACTTACTACACGCCAGGCGAATGGGTCTTTTTTCAAAGACCCAAAGAACGCGGCGGCGGGTACTGGCTCGGCCGGACATACGATTTTGTTTTCATCATTGAGTTGCCTCAGCCCGTTTCGCTTCACCAGGGTATCCTTTTCCTGAGCAGCCTGGAGCCAAAGAGCACCTTTAAGCCAGAGTCGGCAGACGATTTTAAGCTGCAGTGAGCTATGCATGCATAACGTGCATGGATCTGCATGCGATTACCACAGCTGAAAACATGCGACGGGGCCAGTGCTGGCCTCGATTTTTTTGTCTGATGCAACTGCATTAAAAGCGATGCACAAAGCGGGCAGGCGTGGCGGGGATAGCATTGCGCGCGAAGGGTGTAAACATGTATGCCTGAGCGGCTAAACTCTTCGATCAGTAGAAGCCGCCTTTGATAAGTCAGGAAGCGCCTGGCAGCCTTACAAACATTCATGTTGCGCCTGATGTGCACCTCGCATTACACCTCATCGAAACAAACCATACGGCTGATAGCCGTACTGCTTGACATAAATCTCTTACATGCTAAATTTGCATGCATACGGCTGATGGCCGTATTGATTTGAGATTCGGATACACCTATAGAGACCTCTAAAGCGTTCACAGCGTAAGAATCTTACGCACTATATAAAATGGAGAAACAAATGAGAAACCAAGTAGTTGCATCAAGTCGCAACCGGCATCGATGTAATTCATAACACTAATAAGGAGGTCAACTTAGCTAACCAGCGAGGCAATTATGTCAAAAGTAGCAACATTTCCAATGTCATCTGACCTTCGTCCCACAAAGGACGCAAGGGTGGAATTAAAAACAAGTACTAATTCAAAAGACCTGCTTAGAGAGGCAGCGTTAGCTGCAGGCTTAGATTTAAGTGCGTTTATCCTTAACGCAGCTTTAGAGAGAGCTGAAAGTGTGCTGGACAATCAGCGCCGCCGACAGCTCTCCGAACAAAGCTGGCAACAGGTAAACCAGCTTCTTTCTGAACCTGCCGCTCCGACGCTGGCTTTACAAGCGTTAATGCGGAGAAAAAAGCAAGATGGAAAGCAATCAAAATGAAGTAAATAAAGCAGCAGAAGTAATGGTTTGTGCTTATCAGGCAGACATTACTTATCCGGGGCAAAAAAAGTTCAATTGCGGTAATGAAGTCATCAATAAGTTTGCGCGTGAGTCTCTTAAAAAGAGTGTGCGTGATGGCAACTGCGCGGCGAAAGCACTGATTGATAAAAATACAGGCGAGCTTTTAGGATTTTGCACCTTTAGCGCATATTCACTGGTTAAGCAGAAATTAGAAGGTGTGGTTTCTGGTTCAATGCCGGGCGAAGTGGGCGTAGTGCGTCTGGTTATGCTAGGCGTAGCCACTAAAGAGCAAAAGAAAGGCTATGGGCAAGATTTGCTGCTCGAGTTTTTTGAGCAGGTAAAAGTTATTCACGGTGCATTGCCTATCAAAGGTGTGTATCTGGATGCAGCACCAGATGCAGTCAATTTCTACGCTCGTCTGGGGTTTGTTGAGTTGAAGGAGCCGCCAAATGCATTTGGGGCTAAGCCAATGTTTCTGGCTATACAGCACATCCTTGCTGCATAGCAAAAAGGCCCGCTTAAGCGGGCCTTTTTATTTATAGGCTGGCGACAGTTATCTAAAAATTACTTTTCAGCTTCAAGTTCATAAGGGCGGAACGTGATCACCTCTTCACCAATCCAACTGTTGATCTCCTTCATGCGCTCCTGCAGCGGCGTCAGCTCGTTGCGCACGAACACCTGAGACGCCTTCACCGCATCGCCGAAACCGCCGGAGTTGTCCGGGATAATCCCCATCATCTGTGGCGGCACGCGGTGCGCGCTGAGCAGGTCGTCACGGCTGGCTTTCTTGATGTTAAAGAAATCGTCTTTCGTCGCGACTTCGCTGAGAGGCAAAATCTTGATGCCGTCCGGCTTGCCGTTCGGGGCGTACATGAACAGGTTGCGGAAGTTACCCAGCCCTTTCGTGTCGCGCATTGCCTGGCGCATCCGGTCGATATCGCTGCTGCTCTGTGCCGCGTCGGTCATGTAGAGGATGTAACCGGCGTGGGCGCCGTTCTGGTAATACTTGCGGCGGAACAGCGTCGCCGCCTCATTCAGCCAGGCCGAGTTAAGCGCGCTGAGGTATTCCGGCAGGCCGTAAAGCTCCTGATTAATATCCGGCTCCATCAGGTGAAAAACGCTGCCTTTTTTAAACTGATGCGGCTCTTTCCAGTCGTTCACAAACCAGTAAATGTCATCCTCGATCCCGCGCCTCGTATATTTCGCAGGTGATGCTTCAAGACGCAGCGGCTTGCCAAGCGCATTATCGCGGCGTTCCGGGTAGGCATTACCAAAAACCAGATAGTCCAGGGCTATTTTGCTGAATTCCTGCTGGCTCAACATCGGGTGCGGTATGAAGGTCGAGGCCAGTATGTTGCGCTTCACGTAAATCGGCGAGCTGTGGTGAACGGCGGCGCGCAGGCTTTTCGCCAGTCCGTGAAAGCTGACCGGCGGCTCATACCAGCGCCCGTTACCGATGCATTCGGCGTAATCCAGAATATCGCGCTTGTCCATAACCGGCGTTGGCTCGCCGAAGGTAAACGCCTCGGCGTGCTGCTGGGGTGCGGTTGCCTGTACCGGCTGCGCGGTGGCGGAATGGGCCTTGCGGCCCCTGCGTTTGCTCATTAGTAAAACTCCAGAATTGAGGGGCTGGCGCCGCCGCTGGCTGCGGTTAGCGGTTCGTTTAAGAGGGCGTGCATAATCGCCCAGGCGACGTCGGCATGGCTGGCTTCCTCGCTGCGGCTCGCTTCATAAGTCGAGCGGTTGCCGCTGGCCGTCATGGTTTTACGGATCGCCATAAAAGACTGCGTGATATCCGTCGCCCCGGCGTCGTACTCCAGACGCCCGCTGCTGATGGTGTCCTTTGCCTTGAGTACCATTGCGGTTTTAACCTCTGGCGAGTATTTGATTTCGCGCGCCGCCGGGTAAAACTGGCGTACCAGCTGGAAAACGCCCTGGCCGATGCCGGTTGCATCAACGCCGATATATTCCACGGTGTACTTTTTCGTTAAGTCCTCAATGGACTTCGCCTGCGCGGCAAAGTCCATCCCGCGCCACTGGTGACGCTCCAGCACGCGAAACTTGCCGCCCGCCACAACCGGCGGCGCGATAACCGCACATCCGGCGCTGTCGCCTGTATGCGACGGGTCATAGCCGATCCAGACCGGGCGGTAAGCAAACGGGCGCGGAAGGTACGGGTTAAAGTCTTCCCACTCTTCCAGGCTGTCGATCATGCAGGTCTGCAGCTCGGCAAATGGGAACACGCTCGCCTCGTCATCGACAAACTCACACATCAGCAGGTTCTGATATTCCGCCGGGCTGTAT